TCTCTACCAAATAAACCTTTACGTTTAAAGGTGGAACCTATGTTATTCTGATATTCCCAGTAATCAATCAACGGTTGGGTATTATATTCAGTATCAAAAATACCTATAAACCCGTCATATCTAATGTCAGTAATCATAATAAATCATTGTGTTTAGTTATTTAGTCTCTTTTTCTAAGAGAACATTGTGTGCTGTGCCATGCCCTTGATAATTATCAGTGTCATAGTAACCTCCTCTAGTACCAAAGTATAGAGTGGCAGCAACAAATGGGATAGCACTAAACAGTAATGCAGTTGCTAACATTTAATCTCTCTGCCTCCAGTCATCGCTACGTTCTTGATGAAACCAATCTACAATTTCGTCTGGTCCATTGAAACCCCTTTTGTGATTACTTGAATCGGGGTCTCCAATATTCAAGTGATTAAGAAAAGAATCGTCAGGATTCGTATTCATTCTTCTTGCTGTGTTTAACATTCCTCTCGCACTTGTATTTGCCTTTGCTAATTTTTGTGCCCAGATCATGTCTTCTATAGAAACATCTTGACCTGCTGCGATTGATTTACAAATTCCTTCTAAACGAAGACGATACTGAGTAGATAACATACAAAAAATGGTATTAAAAAAGGACTAACTCCTTAGTCCTACTACTTATAATATTAAGAAGGGAGGGTGATTGGATTACTTCATACCAACATAACCAGGGAATCGCTAAAGCGAAATTTAATACTGGTTAACTAGACACCTCTTGGTCAGAGTTCAATCCTTTAGGGATTGCGAGCACCACCTCTGAGTCTATACATTACCCCGCCTATTTCCAACAGGGTTGTTCTGTCACACCCGTGTCAATTCCGTCGAATCAACATTTATAATATAACATAAAAAAAGAGGGACGTCAAGTCCCTCTGTGTTGGTATGTAAATATGAATTACATGAGGTTGGCAACTTGTACACGTCTGTAGTACTTGTTAGCATTCGCTGTAAGTGCACCAGAACCTTGAGTAAGTCCGCCTGAGAATGGGTTAGAGACCATGCCGTAACGAGTCTTGAAACCAATTTTTGGTTGGAAGGTGTTAGGGTTGATTGCTCTAACTTGCTGCAATGGAACGTAAGGGCAGTAGAATAATCCTGCGTCATAAGGAGAAGTACCCTTATAACCTGCAACATAGAAGTGCTTATCAGCAACGTTAGCAGAGTAAGGATCAACGTAAACCTTGATGCGTCCGTTAAGAGTACCAACAAGAGTAGAGGAAGTATCGTCTACACCAGTTAAGGCGTTGTTACCCTGTAAACCAGGAGCATAGTCAAGGACACCTGCCATACCGAGAGCAGAAGCAACGTCTGCAGAGCAGATCAAGATGTTGCCCTTCCCGCGACGAGTTTGCTGACCGATAGCGTTAGCATCTCTTTCGATCTGGAACAGAAGTCCTTTGAACTTCTCAACAGACCATCTACCGTTTGAGTCAACATCGAGGTCGAAGATACCACCGTTAGCAGTATTGTTCTGAGCACCTGCAACAGCGTTAGTGTAGATGGTACGAACAACTTCACGGTTGATTTCAGCAAGGATCTCAGTTGAGAGAATGTTGCTCAACTCTTGCTCTGCATCAAGACCGTGAATTGCTTTCAAGTCTTGAGCAAGTTCGATGCTGTACTCTGCTTTCAACGCTCTTGCCTTGGCAGTTACAGTCACCTTCTCGATGGAGAAACCCATCTCTCTGAACGCAGTGTTAGATGCACTGTCGTCTAAACCTTCAACGGTTGAAGTAGACATGCCTTGAGCATCGCCTGTTAGTTCGTAAGTTCCAGGAGAACCATCGTTAAGAACAGCAGGGTTGTTGCCTTCAGCGTCGTTGTTTGCAGAACTGGAAGCACCAGGATCGTAAGAAGAACCTGCACCACCAGAGAAACCTGCGTTAGGCTCATTGAAGAATGCTTCGTCGTAACCAGATGCGTTAGGATCTCTTTCGCTACCGTAGTTAGTACGCATCGCAAAGATAAGTCCAGTAGGACCTGTCATTGGTTGAACACCCGCGATGTCATAGGCGATCAACTGAGGCATTGATCTTCTGATCAATGAAATGAGCACTGGGTCGAAACCTGCAACAGGACCTGTGGCGGTGCTGCTACCAGTGTAACCAGTGGTTTGAAGAGTTTCAGAAAGAATCTGACCTTCTTCGATTTGTGCTTTTTCTTGGTTTTCTAAGAGTTGAGCGACAACACCTTTCTTATAAGAGTCACCGATCTCAGGGAGAGCGTCGTGATTAAGAACGGGTGCCCACTTCTCTTGTAGTTTTTGAACGGTCATTCGTTTTTACCTTTTAGAGTAGTAGTTTAATTTACAATTATTTGGACCAACGAGCAATAGCGTCAACGTATTTCGACATTGTGCCACTCGCTGTAGATTCTACAAGGGGTTCAGATGCTTCTTCGGTGGGTTCGCTTGCAGATTCTGCAATCTCAGCCTTCCTAGTGAAGTATGATTCCTTGATAGTTTCGACTTTCTTACGAAAATCTTCTTCATTTTCAAACTCAACACCCTCTGCTAATGATGCTAACTTCTCCTTTTGGGTTTCAGCAAGACCAGTAGCACACTCGTACACGATTTCCATTTTAATAAAGTCACCAATCTGCTTGTTCAATGCAACATTGGTTTCGATTGTTTCGTTGAGTTTCGCTTCCATATCATCTAACTCTCCAACCATACCGTCAAGTAAGTTGAATTTTTCCTCAGGCACGCTAAAGTTGTGCTCAAGGAAAAGACTTTTTAGACCATTGAAGAATGACTCACTCATCTCAGTCTTGATACCGTGCTCGACCTGGAGTGCATTTTCCTTCATCCAGTTGTCAGCAGCATAAGATAAGTAATCATCAACCTTCTCGGCTAATTCTGTTTTGATTTTTTCGACTTCTTCAGTCAGAGACTCTTCAAATGCCTCTTGCAACGCTTGGACTTCTGCATTAACCTTTTCGGTTACGACTGCCTCGAAGATTGTTGCTGCTCTGTTTCTGAACTCTTCTGAGAGTTCTTCACCAGCGACAAGAGCGTCAACATCTTGACTAAAGTCGTACTTGGTTTCAGAGATCGCTTCTTCGCCATCTTCGGTTTCCTCCATTTTAGCGGATGCGTCAGAAGGTTTCGTGCTAGGAACAGGTGCTTTCTTCACCGAACCCGAAGCAGATGCTCCTGCGTTCTTAGTTCCTTTCGCTCCTTCTTCTGAATCAGTGTTAACATCGATCACCTTAGGTGCACCACCTTTCGACGTGTCGATAGGGTCACCAGGTTTTGCTTTCGCGTTAACTGCTGTTTTGGATTGGGTAGCACCTTCGGTCACTTCCTCCATGTTATCAAGATTTTTTTCGAGGGTCTCAGCCATTTGTTTAAACTCCGTTATGCATTAGCGTTGTCTGTATTTATTTATAAATCACAAACTCTTTAAAAACGACTCAAACGCGGAAACTTTGCGTTCTTGTAAGTTGATAAGGGTTGCGTGATCAATTTCTGTTTTAATTTGAGCAACAGTAGACTCTTTTAGAACTCCATTATCCCAAACCCACTCCTTACCTTCCATAATTCCATCAACAAAAGCATCAGGTGCAGAAGGATCAGCAACAATATCTGCTGCTGTAGCGAGCATGAAGTCATCCATAACAACATTGCAGTTCTCTTCCTTACGGATAGAACCCATCCCACGGGATGAAACACCGAGTTTTACACCCTCGTCTAGCAATGACTTGGCGACTTTACCCATAGGTGTGTCAAGTAGTTTCGCTTTACCAATGAAGTTGTTTCCATCTTCTTTGAGCGACATGATTTTATGTGATACCCTATCCAAGTTAATAGACGGACCATCAGGATGACCTAATTCTCCAAGGGCACGCCCTTTTTGAATGTAGTTCTCATCATATTTAGCGACTTCTTTAGATAAAGTCTTGAGTGGATACATCCTATTGTTACGGTTTTTCAGTTCCGCTTGTAAGAAGATTCCCTCAATGAAGTAATTCTTCTTGCCTTCATTCTCTTCACAGAGAAAATCGACATTGTTAATCTCTTCAGCGATCAGTCTCATCTGTTTGTTCCTCAGTTTCGGGTTGTTCTTCGTCGGTTACCTCAGGGGTTTCGACGTTTCCTTGTGTAGGTTCTGGGATTTCTTCTGTATTATCAGGAAGTTCATCTGCGATTTCATCCGCAGCATCCTGAGCAGTGTCATCCAATTCAAAACCCATACTCTGTGCAAATTCAAGTTTTCGTGCTTGAACAGCATCGTATGCAGCAGCAGATAAGGCATCGTTTACCGAATCAACTGCTTTCGCTTTTTCGTCACCAAAAATTTGATTGACGATCTGTTGTGCGATTTCGCTAGGCATAATAACTCCTACTGTATCTATTTAGTAACTTAGAACTCTCCTCTGCGTAAATCACCTGGATCTACCTGCGGAGGTTGTTCTCCACCCTGATCGGGAGGGGCAGCATTAGGGTCCATAGCAGGATCCATTTCCGCTGCAGGATCAGCAATAACACCAGATTCCATCTCAGATTCAACCTGTTTGTCAATTTCTTTTTGCTCCTGTGCAGTTTGCTTAAGGATCTGTGTTCTGATATACTCCACGGAGAAGTATTTACCAACATAAGGATCCATTACATTAACCATGTTCATCCTTTCATTACGGATCTCAATCTCCTTGAGTTCTGTAAAGTAGTTGTCAGCAATGTAATCATATTGGATATGTTCTTTCATATCCTCCCACTCTTCAAGTGTTACCACACCTTTTAGAATGAGTTGTGTTTTTAAGAGATCGTGGAATAATTCTGAGAATCTCTTACGGAGACGTGCAATAAACTTTTGGAACTTAACTTCATCACGAGTGATTTCCGCTGCGCGACCAATGTTGAATGTAGTCTCTGTTTCTAATCTTGATGATGGAACGTTGAGTGCTTTGTACAACTTCTTCTGGAAGTACTTGACGTCCTCAAGTTCTCCAAGATTCTGTCCACCTGGGAGCGTAGTGATTTCAGTTCCTCTACCGCCTTCCCTTCTGGGTAACCAGAAGTCTTCGAGCATAGACATGAACTTCTTATCATCTTTGATTTCTCCTGTGTTTGCATCATACACTAACTTGTTACGATACCTACCCATAACTTCACGGAGGTATTGCTCCGCTTTGTTCTTAGGTAAGTTACCAACGTCAATATAGAAGATACGACGTTCTGGTGCTCTACTCAAACGGTAGATAACCAGAGAGTCTTCAATCATTCGCAGTTGGTTTACTGCTTTGATTGCTTTATGTAGGTGCGATAGCACCATGTTCTTATTGAGATCCTGGATACCAGAATGACAATAAGTGATTGAGTCAGGTGCAATCTTCATGCCCTGATTAGTAGAATTCTTTAAACCCTTAGGGTTGTAGAGATAGTAACTTGCTGATTGCTGTGTAAGTTGTTGATTAAGATCAACACCGCGAAGTTGGTCTGGTTTCTTTTGTTCGTACTCAGTTACTTTGCGAATCTTACGAGGGTCAATATATCTAAGTTCTACAAGTCCGTCACTGGGATTCTTGGGGTCAATCACCTTATGATAGAATAATCTACCGTCAACGTACCAACGACGGAAAATTTCATAAGAGCGATTATCAAAATCTAACAGACGAAGAATTTCTTGAAACTCTTCTCTGATTAACTTCTTAATCTTATCTGACTGCTTTAAGTTGCTTAATTCAACCTCAACAGGTACATCATCAAAGTTACCACAAATCGTCTCGTTGACGACATCATCTACAGCACTATCCGCTTCTGGTTGAAGAACCATCTCTCTATAACGAGTGATTAGTTCATATTCATTACGAATAGTCCCATCAAAATCTACAGAGTATCCATAGTAACCGCCACCGACAATCGGTTGCGATCCATCCATACTATCCTTCTGAACAAAAGAAGGTCCCTTAGGAACCTTCTTTGCTCTTTGGAGTGAAAATCCAAAAAGTTGAGACATTTTTTAAGATCATTAATGTTCCTGTTTTATTTAGGAACTTTCTAAAAGTTGTTTTTAATTGTCAGTTTTGATTTCGCCTTTCGTTGGAGTCCAGTACTGTACTTGAAGTTCTACGGTAAACTCGGAGATGGCATCATTACTTCCGTAATCAAGATCGATAGCAGAAATATTAGTTGGGAAGCAATCGTAGAAACGATACTTAGCAATGGGTTTGTGCTTCTTCTCTGCAAGAGGGTTACCAGTGTTACCATCCGCATCGGTTGGAGCAAATCTATCAAACTGAGTGACATACATGTCTTTGAAGTAAGCAGTGTCATCAGAAGCGGAAGTAACGTTCTGAGTGTATGCTTGAATCTTTTCTGCCCATGACTCAAACGCATTACGGAGAACGAAATTACTATCGTTCATAACTGTAATAGTCCAAGGTTCAAAGGTTCTGTCTCCTGCAATCTTAAGAACACGACCTCTGTAAGGAACTTCAACAACACCTACCTGAGTTGCGGGTAAGTTTGCTGCCCTCACGGTAAACGATCCAAGACTTGCTGCTGCATCACCGCCAGTTACCCCAGTAGGAAAACTCACGTCGCATTGGAAAAGATTAGGTCTAGAAAAGTCACCTCTGACTCTTGATTTAAAAGTTTGAATTCCTGCCATGATAGGTTAATATAAAACGCTTTGTCCTATTATTTAGAACAAAGCGTTTTTTCAGAGGTTTTTATTTAGTTTTAACTTGCGACTTCGCTGAAGGAAACTCCAGTTCTAGTAGCAACGAAGGTTAGAGTAATGTAGTTGATAGTTCTAGTTGGTTTCACGAAGATCTCAGCGTTGAACTCTCCTCTATCTACTGCCTCAGGTGGGTTGTTAGATGCATCGCACTTAACTAAGAAGTCAGTTACACCACGACGACCTTGTACATCTCTCAAGAATGGTTCAACAATGTTGAGGAAGAGTCCTCTTTGTTGCTCATCATTCTGTTCAAAGAGTTGTGACTTAGCAGCAGTAGCAATCACTCTTTCGATTACAAGGAACAGACGTCTAACATTGATTCTGTCGAAGGCAGAAGCGAATGATTGTGCAGTCTTGTCTCCGAAGAGTACGATACCTTGACCAGGGAAAGAAACGATTGGGTTAACTCTTGCAGAGTAAAGTCTATCACGCTGAGTCTTGTTAGGAGTGAATGCAAGTTTGATTGCATTTCTAACTTGACCGCGAGCAAAACCTGCAGGTGAGAACCAAGGTTCAGAAGTTTCAGTAGTCTGTAAGCAAAGACCTGCAACGTCACCATTACAAGGGATGTAACGATATACGTCGTTGTACTTATCATAGATGTACTTGTAACCAGAATCAAACACCATGTAGTTACTTGAAGGTAACTGATCAAAGAAGTTGATAATGTTGTTAGTTTGTAATGCTGCGCTGCTAACACCAATCACGTTTCCTCTACGAGGAGAAACGAATAGCATGCAATCTCTACGCTCTTCAATGATACTTACAAGAGAAGCAATTTTAGCAATAGCACCTGCATCATCAGCACCAGAAGGACCTGCTAAGATGAAATCGATTGTCTGTGACTCTGGGTCATCAACCAATCCATATGCAGTCGAAAGTTCAGATGAAGTAACAGTATACTCACCACCAGAAAGTGCATAGTCAGCACCGCTTCCGAGGCGATAGTAGAAAGTAGAGTTTTCATCCGTTCCAAGAGTAACGTCTCCTTGAGGATAGTTTGTAGTACCTGCAGTTGAACGAAGTACGTTAAAGTTTCTACTTGCTGCTGCAAAACCCCAGTCACCTGCAGAGGCAGATGCGCCTACAGCAAATGTTCCAGTTTCATGTGAACCCCAGAAGATATAAGCAGACTTTTGCTTAATGACTTCAACATAGTAGTTTGCTTCACCAAGAGAAGATCTACCATCAGATGCTTTAGAAACACCGATGAAACGCTCAAGAACTGCACCAGGTGTACCAGTGATTTTTCCGTCAACGTCAGTAACTAAGATGTGAAGTTCATCTCTGAATGCTCCTTGAGCAGTTCCGAATGCTGAAGTTCCAGGTCTAGGAGCAACATTCACCCACTTTTGGTTTGGAAGATACTCACGCTCATCATACTCAACTCTTACTGAACCGATTGAAACAGCAGTAGAGTTTGTATCAGAGATGCTGTCTGCTGCAGCAAAGTCAATACTTCCTTTGTCTTTTACGATATAAACACGTCTCTCAATACCACCATTTGAAATGATAGCAGTGTTAGAACCCTGAGTAATAGTTTGACCATCGGCAAGAATACCAGTGATACCACCAGAAGGAAGACCAATCTCAAGTTTCTTATTACCTGCATCCCATGCTAAAACAGTAACTGTTTGTGCAGAACCAGAAATACTAATAGTAGTTGTAGTACCAGGTACGAAGGTTCCAACAACAGTGTTGACTGAAAGAACAATGCTGTACTTAAATACTTTACCCGCAGCACCAGATGCTGCACTTAATGCTTCGGAAGATACGAATTCGTGATCGTTACCTGATCCAGGAGCAGGAACAACAGCAATTTGATCAGCACCTGCGTCTGTTACGAACACACCGATTGAGTTACCCTTTGCACCAGGAGTTCTTGCTGCCCAGTTCCAGTTGTTACTTGCTGCTTCGTAACTAGTTTCGTAGTCTTGTAAATTCTTGATTTTAGGTGCAGTACCTGTGTTTACTGCGTTCTTTAAGTTAGTGCTATCAGCACGGATGGTTTTAAGAACACCACCATATGCTAAGAACTGTGCTGCAGTATACCAGTACTCGAAGTTATTGTCATTTGGTTCACCAAACTGTGCTACCAGTTCTCTTTCAGAACCAATTTGAATTACCTCTTCAACAGGACCTAACTCAAAAGGTGCTGCGATCACACCGACATTCGCGGTAGATAAGGTTGAAATTGTTGTCAGATCTCTTTCCTGGACTACAACTCCAGGTGAGGATTGATTACTTGCCATTGTTTAAAACTCCTAGATTAGGTCCGTACGTCGGGTTGTCTAGGATTATTTATAAAAAACGAACTCTATCTAAACTCCCACATGTACGACTTGTCTCCATACTCCGCGACTTTCCAGACATCGCCCTGAGCGTCTGCGAAGTACTCGTCATCCATACCATCAGAAACGAATCCGAAGGGTGACATATCCTGCTCGATTGCATCTCTTTGATCTGCATAGATCCGCGCACGCACATCGTTATCGTGCATCTCTTTGAAGTAAGGTTGTGTTGCCATCCATGAGAATATAACCAAACACATTGCTAGGTCATCGTTACAACCATCCTCCGCTTGGAATGTTTGACCCTTTGCAATGAATGTAGTTAGTTCTGCAATAGTATCGTAGTCTGGAATGACTAGTTTATCTTCTTCGATTAATGCTTTAAGGTTTGAACATCCAACTTGCTTTGTGGCAGTTGACATCTTGATACCCAGTTGAGTCTTCTTACCAGAGAATCCTTGACCTAATTGTTGTCCTGCTCTACCACGCATAGATGCCATGAGTAAATTCTCATACTCCAGATCATATTGAATGATATCCGCAACCTGTCCACCAATATCATTTACCTCACATAGAATGTATGCGTTATTGTAATTCTTTGCCACGTCTACTACAATGTTTGGTAAGACGATGGGTTTTACTTCATTATTCTTATATCTAGCAACTAATCTATATGGTAACTCTGACGTATCAAATACTGTAAATGCTGAATAGTCATGTCCTACACCACGAGACACGTCTACAGTTAATATGTAATCATGCTCTGGTATAACCTGTTCAAACAGTGCAAGACCTCTATTCTCTTTGATAGGATCATGATATGCCATGGTCCTGAGTTTACTAGGACTAATCAATGTATCAACAGATCCTAAGAACTCACACTCAAACTCAACTTTAAACTGTGCTTCAGATGTGTTCTTGATTGTTTGTTCTTTCCAAACCTCATCTCTTCCAGGAACTTGTGACCAATGAACCTCTGTAGGAACGTATTCATTTTGATTACGCTCTGCATCGTGCCACAATTTATAGAACATATTCATCCCGTGAGGGGTAGAAATGATAATAACCTTTGTGGACTTACCAGAAGAAATAGTAGGATAGACAGAACTGAAAAACTGGTCAGCAATATGATTCGGAACGAACGCGAATTCGTCCAGAAATATAACGTTAAAGGACATACCCCGAACAGCACTAGCAGAAGTAGAAGCAGCGAGGATTTTACTTCCGTTCTCCAGTTCGAGTGACCCTTTGTTCCAACCGAGAATACCTTGTTGCAACCATTTAGGGAGATTCTCATAAGAAAGTTGTAAGCGTCCCAACATCTCTCTTGCAGTTGCTGCTTTGTTTGCGAGGATTGCGACATTTACGTTATCATTGAATAGTACATACCATAGTAGATATGCTGTAACGATTGTAGATTTACCTGACTGTCTTGGTAACTTAGCAATATTAAATCTATTATCATGGAACTTTGATACCATGTCCTCTTGGAAGTCATACATTTTAAATGGTATGACACCTTCATCAAGAGAAACGATTTTGATATACTTTCGGATAAAGTAAACAGGATTCTCAGCGCACTTCAAATACTCAGCAATCTGTTTCTTCGTAAAGTTCGTAGAAACATTTGCCTTTTTAAGATTAGGATTACCTAAGTAGATTTCCTGTTTAACTGCCATTAATCTCTGTCAATATTCAACTGGTGGTATTGGTGTTCCAATAAACCTTTATAAAGAATGTCTCTCATTACAAACATTGCTTGCTGTTCCTCAGGATCACCACCTGCCCAGTTTTGCAATGATTTTTCTACACAACTGTGGAGTAACCTAAGGTCTTGATGATATAGTTTCAAATGGTAATCATGATCATCTAGTTCATCAAATTCTGGTTGATCGTCAATCATTGATTCTTTTTGTTAAAGTACTTGTTTATGACGTCTATCTGATCTTGGTATTTTGCAATTATATTCAATTCAGTTTCAATCGCTTCTGTAATATCCGAGTGTTCTCCGATACCTGCAGGATTGGTTAAATAAACTTCTACGTTTGCAACATGCTTTTGAATATCTCCATGTGCATGTGCAAGTAATGCTTTAATTAATTGCTCCCTCATAATTTTGGTTTGTCGAATAATACCTGTTCTATATAGGTATTTGCCCAAGAGGTATCAAACCACTGGGATAACACTGCTCTTGTTTTAGTGTTCTTTCTTTGTTGATTTACATAATAAAGTTGGTCATCATAACGTCTCAGTACATCCAACCACTCCATGTCTTCCTGAGATTCTCTGACCATCTGAGTGTATATCTTTATGTATTCCCTAGTACACTCATAGAACTTGTCAATTTCGCTACCGTTTTTCAATCTTTGAAATTTGCAGTATGGTGAAAAGACATCACCCCACTCTGGTAAATGCCTTGGTTCAAAGTTATATTGATTACTTACATCACGAATGTCATCGTACATGTAGTCTAATTGTTTATGAAAGGGAGAGATATCTACAATAGCAGCAGTGACATTACCATTTGCAACTACAATATCACACCCAAAGACAGGTAGATCATATGAAGGATCTGGCCAAAAGACAGAGTGAAGTATCTCTACATTAGGTGTGATTGCTCGTTCTAAATGTATGCGTCTCAATCCTTGACAAGTCCATAGACGATTGACTATAGTCACACCATCTTTATGAACCTCAGAGTAATCTGAAACAACTTCCTCACATTTAGGAAGACCAATAGTTGCTGCCTTGATTAGAAGATCAAGTTTATAGCATGGTCCCGTGCTGTCTTCTAATCTCTCTAAGTTCGTCAAAGTTTTTTTGTTTGGTACCACCATCATATTCCCAGGCATAACCTTCGTCAATCATTTGTTCGTTTAGAGACATTTCTGCATCCCCAATATATAACCAACCTAGCAACCTACCATATTTACCGACACCACCTTTTAATTCTGTTCTAATTGAGAGTTCATCTTCTCCGTCTATTGCCCCCTCAAGTTTCTCCTTAAGCCAGTTAGTTGCATCGATGCCCAGTTCTTTTTCTTCGAGGTCTCTTGTCCTTTTTTCTGGCGTATCAACTCCTGCAACTCTAACTCTTTCTTTCTTGTATAAGTCAAACCCAAGATCAATGGTGACGTCAATAGTATCACCGTCAAGAACACGATTGATCTCCGTTACTCTGAAGTTGTAACAACTCTTCCTGCTTGGGGGTATCATCGCTGCCATCTTCTAACTCCTTGAATGATAATCTTAGTATATAGACAATATACCAAGTAGTTATTGCAAGAAGTATTATAAGCATAATAATTACACTCCAAACAGGATCACTTAAGTTTTCATGTGCTTTTAATATCATCCTAAGACAGGATCATCATCCTCTTTGATACAATATTCAGCAGCATGGGGATTATTAAATTCTGGTATATCTTCCTTCGCTTGATTGATAGCATTGTAAGCATCAATGGCATACTCGCAGATCTCATAATGATGATTCTGGTTGTCATGCCAACCTACGGTGTAGTGGTGCATAACTCTCCTTTCTTAGGTCCTATTATTTATTTGGGTTTATGGTCCTTCATGCCATCATGGTTACCGTCTCCTGGCAAAGCACCAGTAGCGATATAGGTGACAGCATCAACCGACCCCTGTAATCTGGTAAGATCAGAATCAAGTTTCACATATTCATCATATGCTTCTTTTAATTCTGCTTGTCTAGCAGTAAGTTGTTTGATTCTTTTATCAAAACGTTGTAGTAACTGCTGTGGACTTTCAGTTTCCTTAGGTCTAATTTTCATAGTGATAAAACTAATTTCATTGCCTGACGTAGTTCTTCTGCATGTTGCAGTTCATCGTCACGAATCGCCACTATCTTAGCATCGTCTGGATGACTTGTCAAGTATTGTTCATATGTATGTGCTGCATGGTGCTCGATCTGTTCATTTATGTGATAAGCATTTACTGGATCAACGAGGTAGTAAACAACCATAATCCAGTAATAAAGCAACACCAAGTGTCTGGCAAACGCTCTATCAACCCAATGGTCTGCACCGCCCCGACGTTCCATTTCCTCCAAGTGTTCTGTTTCATTTAGAGTTTGTGCAAAATGTTCTTTCATTAAATGTATATGTTCTGGTCCTCGTAAACCTAATGATTCACGAAAATGTAACACACTCATAAAAGAGAAATAGGGTGCACGAGCAATCTCCTCAAGCACCCAAAATCTAGGTATGTCTCTCCCCCTGTAGAGATAATCTATGATTGTTACAGTGAGAGATAGTATTAAATTGTTGATCCGTTTCATTTTAAAGTGTAGTATACGCTAATGGAAATAGAGTAAACATTGCTGTGCCAATTATACCAAATAAAATTGCTGCTGAAACGACTGTATGTCTTTCCATAGTTGAACATATAAAGACGTAACTACTTATAATAGTAACTAAGTCTTTATACTTAGTCCTGTTCGGATTTCCTGTTATTTCTTTCGTATTCTTCCATCAATCCTGCAATCATTCCACGACGATATTCCCATGTCTGTCCACTAGTAGAACCCTTACATGGATTGATACATCGTTCATCACCATAATCATTACATACAAGTCCTGCTAGATCATGAGGACACCCTTCTTTTCCTGTAGACCAGAAGAGTTGTCCTCCCATCCATTTCGCATCACACTTGGGACACACCTTTGTGGAGAAGTCCATACGTTGTTAGTCGAAGATCTATTGTCTATTATATATCAACAATTCCAAGCACGCAAGGATTTGCTCAATCTATCTTCACCTGTGTTATTTGATGGTTTCTGTCTCTTTCTCATACCTTTCATTCTTGCACAGAAGGATGCCCGTCTGGGATTTCCAACCTTCTTTGAAGGTGCTTTAAGGTCAGATCCTGGATTCTCTTTTTCATAAGACTTTCGTCCTTTTTCATTGAGTCCTCCTTCTTTATTCTGTCCTGACTTTTTTGTCCATGCTGCTCCTTCTTCGACATTAGTGGTCTCCTCTTTTTTTACGCAGCGGTTGTACGTTTTACCAAAAAGTTTTTGAGTGCCTTTTTTCTCATAACCTTTCCAACACTTCTTCGCTTCTTCAAAGGAGGTTTCTTCTCTATTGTATGCAGGAACTTTAGCACCTTTCACACCACGACGTGCTTTGTGCTCTTCCCTACGCTTCTCAATAGTTTTACCTCGTTTACCCTCAGGGTCAAACATGCCAGGATCATCATGCCCAGGTCCACTTCTTCTATAGTTTCTGATAGATGCTTTACCGTAATCGCTACGACCTTTATCTACCTTTGCTTCATTCTGCAGATTGTCTAAGTCATCTAATGCTTCACTAGACCAATACACTTCTGCTTCTTCATTCTTAGGGCGACAGTCAGGTACTAACTTACCACCCTTCATTTTCATACCAACTTTTTTATGTGTTTTCCAACATTCTGCTTGAAACTCAGAGAAAGTTTTGAGTCCTTCAAACTCTTCTTTCTTACTCTTGTTTCCCCAATTCTTTGCACCAACTTTTCGGCATTTGACAAGTGCACCGCTTGCATAAGCACTTGGCCAAACTGAATAACGAGACTTTACCTTATGGTAACATGCATCCTTTTCACCTTCCGTAATTTCTTTTTTTGAATTAAGATGTTTCTTAATACGGTCGGACTGACCTTTATGCATCTTGGATGCACCATCAAGTTCTTTGGATAATTTTTTTAGGTTAAGTTCTTCTGTGTTCACGTTGATTGCCTTACCTTTACGATCAGGATTCGGATCTTTAGCATTCTTGCGACGGAATGCTGCTTCCTCCTCATCCTTATTTAGGTTGCGTTTCATTTTACTTGAACCGCACTTTGGTTTTGTGGTCTGTCCAGGTTGTTTGGCACAGGGTTTTCCTGCATATTTGCCACCGAGTTGAACCCAACCAGGCTTGCCATCACTAGACCTACTCTTGCCAAACCAGTCACGGAGAGAATTATCACCGCTTTTGTTTTCAACGATCTTTTCATTATCCATAATGGTATGCAGGTTTGTTAGTTTTACCTAGTTTGCCTTTTCTGACCTTTGTGCCAGAAGTTTCTCCAAAACCACCAGGATTTTTACCTGGTTTTGCTTTACCTAAAGTCATAGACTTATCAGGTTTTTTGTTCTCAGTATCATGAAGTCTAGCAGGTTTACCTGCTTTCTTAGTGATCACTGATTCTTGACCATGCTTTCTACCGAGACGACGCATGACCTTGCCGAAACGTCTCTTAGACATTCCCTTTCCAGGACTCGTTTGGTATGAAACCTCACGTCCTGTACCTTCGCCTGATGAATATTTATATTCACCAACGCCTTTTTTGTATCCAATTCCTTTTTTCTTTAAATCTTTTTCGAGAGACTTTCTACTTTCTCTGTTTTTCTTTTCGTCAGTTCCACGGTCAGCAGAAATATTGCCAGTCGTTTTAGACTGTGCTTTGGAAAGCATTCTTGTGGTAGGATTGCCTTCAACTAGTTTGATAAAATCTTTGTAGTACATAACTTTTAGATTTTCTTTTTGTGCTAATTTATTTGCTGTTGCGTACATTACGCTTTTAGCATCATCACCGTAAAGGCGTTTGAAACTTTTACCTTTACGTTTCATTGCCTTTACGATCTTTTCTGCTTTTTGGTTAACTGCGGGCATCTTAACCTCCGACTACTTGAACCTCTTCAACAACGATTGCACCAGAACCTGCAGTAATTTTAACTGCACGCTTGACTACTGCTTGCTTACCAGAGTATGCATATGTGTAATCAGCAGAAGCACCAGATGAATCAACATCAGTACTAATAGAGTTAGGAGTTACAGCAGTAACTTTCTTACCCGCAGTTCCTGCAGATAGGAAGTTTGAATCGATTGCAGGAGATGTACCGTCATCTTCTACAGCGATGAAATCATCAACAGAGAATGGATGAGTGTTTGTCATCTCACCGATGTTAGTTCCAAGTTGATAATCAGCAGTACTATCATCTACTGCTTTAGTAATTCTTGCTTGACCAGGTTTTGCTCCTGACTTAAGTAGAAGTGCTTGATTTTGTACCAATGTAATAGCAGGTCCACCGTTGAATGATACAGTAGATGCTGCTGCTGTAGCAAGCACTCTATAGTATCCAGTTTGCACTACTTGATATTCAGTTGCAGATCCTGCAACAGCGTTCGTACTTAATACTTTTAATACAGGCATTGTCGTGTCGAGTTATTTCGTGTCCTTTTTATTTAGGTCCTTTTGCTGCTTCAACATTTTTTGCAACTCGGCAGTGCTACCAACAAACATAGTGTTAGTAGTATTGTTTACAATCTTTGTGTCGTCAGCATCAAGTTCTTTCATCTTCTTTTGAAGATCGATCAACTTATCTGCTACATCTCCCACATTTTTGATAAGTTGCCCTGCAACTTCATAAGCGCGAGGATGATCCGATGATCTCGCCACGTCAAGTATCCCATCAACTGCCTCCTGACCTTTCATGACCAGATTATGTAGTTGTGCTCTACTTACTTCGTAGTCTTGCTTAACATCTTGTGTGTCGGATTTCTTAAGAGTTGGTTTTACATTCTCAACATGTTTTTGCAATTCGGAGGGTTCTGCTCCGAATGCATCATTCAAACCACCAAACGGATCTGCCATTAGATTGCCTCATCATTACCACTTACGAAGTTTTTCTTCTTCATATCTGTAAACTCAGATTTCATTTCACCGAAACCAAAGTCATCATCACTATCTATAAGATCGTGATCTGCCTGATCTACCTTGAATACGTTAGCACCACTAGCATGTGCACCTGCAGTAGTTCCTTCATGTGCTCTAAGAACAGATAGACTTGTACCTGATACTTTAGTAACTCTCATCAACTCAGTGCCAATGTAGATATTATCAGACTTAGCAATACCACTTGCATCAGCAACTGCAATCAAGTTATCATTAGTATCAGCAGCAGCAGATAGAGTTGTAACAACGACTCCATCTCTGTCTTGAATAGACTGAGGTGTTGCCTGATAACGTACTTCTCTTGGTGCTTTGTTGACGTCTGTATTCGAGTAGTAATCGACGCTTGACTTCTTGATAACCTTGGACTCTGTAACAGGACCGTATAGGTATGTCTTTGCAGTAAAGGATAATGTATAGATGATTGCTCTACGTTGTGAGAAGTCTCCCTCGTAGGAATCTTCATACTCAATATTGTTTAGTACAACAGGGATATCTCTAATTTCACTCATCTCAGGCAGTAACTTAACTGCAAGATTATAATGAGGTTGGAATACTGGTAAGATTTGTTCTAAGATTTGCAAACCATCTTCTTGATTCTTGGAGATGATTGCCAACTCAAAACCAATATTATATGGCACAGGCATAAACACATTTTTGTTTTTTGTGTTTGAACTTGCGATTTTAATTTTCTGTGTAGGTGCTACCTTTCTAGCACTATCGTAATTAACACCAGTGATCTCAAACCCAATACGGGGTAGAGTAATTTGAACCCGTTTGTTTGTAGGGTCAGGTACTTGGTCTAGACGCGCCAGGAACTTATCTTTTGGACCATATGCCAAAGGCACCTTCATCACTTCATCTTGACGACGAAGTTCGATATTGTTGAATAAAGTTCCAAACGCAACAATAGTCTTTCTGAATATTTCGTGGTATGAGTAGTTTCCTAACATTAGATTGTTCCATCAGTTACAGATCCGACCGTTCCGAATGGATTTGTTTCGGTGAAGTCGATAATATCATTATCTAAAGTCTCAAAGTCATTATTCTGATCAAACTCTGAGTTAGTATTATTGATTGTATTATATGTAGCAGTTGTCCAAGATGCGCTGCTAGTGCCTCCTGTGATCGTCTCAGGGACTGAGAACGTACCAGAACGATTGATAACAATAAGAGTCCTAGTACCAGAGTCAAATGACTTAACTTCAGCAGTAACATTGGATGTACCACCAGTTACAGTTTCACCTGCTGTAAATGTACCAGATCCTCCTGCTACCAGACCAACTGTAATCGCATTTGCGAACGCAGTCTCGATAGCATCCAGATCTGTAATACCAGTATTAATTTCCTCATCACTGAATTCAAAGAGTTCACACTGACATTCCCAAACATAACCCTTACCTAGTTGATAAAAAGGTTTCTCTGCCTCTACAAATGTAATTGAGAACAGGTGTTTAGTTACTGGGAACCAGATTAAATCCCCTTCGTTCGGTCTTCCTTCGACGTTAAGCGTTGTAGAGTCGTCAACATGCTCTTTAAATTTTTCACGGGAGAATATAAAAGTTGTCTTGTCTTCGATACGGACTCCAAATTTGCTAAGTAACTCACCTTGCCCTTCCCATCCTTCAACATTATTGACATATGCTCGGATAGGTTTCGCGCTTTCAAATTTTGAATCCGAGTCTTCTCCAAAGACTGTATCTTTGTTGACAATCGTTCTCGGAACATAGTAAATATCTTGCCCATAAATTTCAATAGTTTCTACAATAAGATTTTCAATGAACTTTTGCTCTTGTGCAGAACCGTTAATGTTCAGTCTTGCACTATTGCTATAGTCTGATTGTACATAATCCTGTGCGGGAGTGTTGGAGATTGCCATTTCGGTTTACCCTACCAAGTCTAAAGGTGGAAGTTCATATGTTGATCTAATCTGTTCTTCAAGATCTTTCTTGAATTGACTAGCATCATCTAAAATTTGTCTACCATTTAAGGTAACACCGCCAAGCATTTGAATACCATCATACTTACTTAGGTTCCTTCCCCATTGCTGTTGAAATAATGCTTCGACATAATCCTTCAACCAGTTGTCGTTAAACATGTTTGTATATGTTGTAGGATCTTGCCTCAATGACATTTCAACTAATAGAAAATCACCCGCTGTCAAATCTGCCCAATCCATATCAAGATATAATCTACCTTGATGCTCATTAAATCGAACTCTACGATCTCTTTGTGAGTTAGTAACCCAGTCAAGAGTCTCAAGATACTGTGAAGTTAAGAAGTAATGTAGAATGTGTCCATGCGTCATAGCATAGATGTCATTCAAAAAGATCTGATACTTGATGTTAAAGATATTTCCAGGAACGATACTTGACGCACCGATCTGAGAATACACATGGTTTACACCTAAAGTTCCAGGTGGCAGATCAACATAATTGTTTTGCTCAAACCAAGCACTACCACCTGCTTGTGTAGTTCCTTGTGCTGCAGTTTTGATAGCATCAGTCACCTCAATTTTCATAAAGGTTTTGTAACTACCATTGTAGTGATACTCTTGGTAGTAGTCGATTGCCTCTTCGATTAAATCATCTAGTTGCTCATCGGCAACGTTGATGTCAATCGTAGGAAATCCTAATCTACGAAGAGCATAGTTCTTTAGTTCTGTTTTACTTGCGGGTCTAGTAGCAGACATAACTTATTAACTGAATGAGGATATGGTCAAGGCGGTAACATCATTAGCACTGACGACTTCTCCTTTCTTGAAGAATCCGTCAACATTATCAACAGTGACTTGGTTAGTTCCAAGGGCAGTGATAACACCTGTGGTACCAGAAGTAGCACCAGTAACGGTTGCTCCAACTTCCATCGTTGTGATGTCAGTAAGAGTTAGAGTTGCATTAGTTGCAACGGTAGCAGTATTCACTGTACCACCTGATCCTGGGTTTGATCCATCAAGACCAGTTGGTTGAACAATAGTGATTGTCTCACCAACAGCATAACCAGTTCCACCGTCATTGATAGTAACGTTGGTAATTGCACCTGCGGATGCAGTAATATTTACAACCAAACTTGCAGATCCAGAACCTCCAGTCGTTGCTAGAGCAGTTCCTGTAACATAATTTGATCCACCTGTCAAGGTTGCCAAGTTGAACGACAATACTTTACCTGCATTGGCGTTAGTGATTGTAACTGTATCTGTGATCAGATAGTCACTACCACCTGCATTAACTGCAGCAGCAGTGATGTTTCCATCAGCATCGACTGTGGTGTCAACAGTCAATCCAGTTGCACCAGATGCAGCACCAGAGGTTGCAACTCCAGTAGCAGCAGAGAATCCTCCACCACCACCGACGCTAACACCAGTGGTAACAACTGCACCAGGAGTAGGATCACCAGACAAGTTCAAAGTCAGAGTAGTGCTAGTTGCAAGGTTAGTTAACATTGCTCTTAGTTGCTCATACGCATTATCAAGTTTTGCTTGAACTCTTGCTTCAGTGTAGTACTGGTTAGTTCCTTCTGCAAGGTTTGTAGTAGTCTTCTCAGAAAGATCGAGGTTACCACCAGTCTGCAGAGCGACACGAGCGTCTGCCCTAGCATTTGTATAGTAAAGGTTTGTACCCTCACTAAGATCACTAGTAGACTTAGCAGCAAGACTGAGGTTTGCACCAGTTGCAGCAGCAACACGGGCATCAGCACGGGCGTTAGTAAAGTAGAGGTTTGATCCTTCAGTAAGGTTTGCAGTAGTCTTAGCAGCAAGACGTGTATCAAAACGTGCATCAGTATAGAAGAGTTTGCTACCTTCAGTGATGTTGCTAGTATTGATATCTGCTTGAGTAACAGATAGTTCACCACTACCAGACAACTCAATACCTGTTCCGTAAGTAAAGTGTGTCCTTGTTCGAGCAGCAGTGGTGAACAGGTTGCTTGATCCTTCAGTTACGTTATCAGTATCAATATCTGCTTGAGTTACAGTCAGTGTGTATGTATTCGCAGCATCGTTATATGCCTTAGTAATACCAGTTCCTGCTGTGATAAGAGCATTTACTCTATCATCAACTCTTTCGTCAGTGTAGTAAAGGTTAGATCCTTCAGTAATATCTCCTGTGTTAAACTCAGTAAAGTCAATCGCCAAGTCAGCAGAGGTAAGTTTTACACCTTTGCCATATGTGAAGTGAGTTCTGGTTCTTGCAGCAGTAGTAAAGAGGTTTGAAGATCCTTCAGTTACGTTATCGGTATTGATATCGGACTGAGTGACCGAGAGTGTATATGTATTATTTGTATCATCATAAACTCTAGTGATACCAGTGCTTGCAACGAACAGAGCATTGATTCTGTCATCAACTCTTTCGTTAGTAAAGTAAAGGTTAGATCCTTCAGTAAGATCACCAGTGTCATGATTTGAGATGTCAGATACCTGACCAGTTACATTACCTACTAATGCAGCAGTAATAATGTTAGCAGCAAAGTTACCAGATCCGTCTCTAATTACTAGGTTGTTAGCAGAGTTACTACTCGCACTAGCAACGTTAATTGTAGTATTACCAGAAACACCATTAGCATTAGTAAGGGTAATTCCTGAGGAAGCGGTGACTTGGAGAGTTCTTTGGGCATAAGTTCCAGTTCCTGTACGAACGACATATCCTGTTCCAGACATGGCAGCAAGACCAGTGCTATCAGCATCAACAAACGTTGTGTTGATAGTAGGAGCAGAACTTCCATCTACAGATACAGAACCTTGAACAACACCTGCAAGGGTGAATGTTCTAGCAGTCTTCCAAGCGTCAGCAGTAGATGCGTTTCCTAAGAAACCTGCACCCGAACCTGTGCCAGAAGCAGCAGTAATTTGATTAGCAGCAAAGTCACCAGATGCATCACGATTAACAACTGTAGAGACTGTTGCAGCAGTCGCAGTTGTCATACCATCTAGTAAGTCTGCGTTAAGATTATTAATTTTATCAGTTGTTGGAATGACAAGAGCAGGACCAGATGATACCTGAGAGATAATCTGACCATCAACAGTTGCAGTTCCATCAACATTTAAGTTATTATCAATGTCAACAGATGTACCTGCACCAGTGACATGGATAGAACCAATTCTTAATGCACCGTCAGTACCAGTGAATACTTCAGAGGAGTTACTTGCACTAGTTAAGAGTGCAAATTCTGAAGAGGATCTGTCAAAACCAAAGAAACCGAGTTTGGCAGAACCATCAAAGTAACGGAATTCAACACCACGATCTTTACCATCGTTAGATGAAGGTGCAGTGTCGCCACCAACGGTGATGATAGGATCATCGATTGTAGTGACAGTGCTGTTAATAGTAGAAGTTGTACCATTAACGGTAAGGTTTCCAGTAACAACAAGATCAGATTGTAATGCTGTGTCGCCTACAACAGTTAGTTGACCTTGTGATACAACATTACCATTATCAGTATCAACTGTAAACTTATCTACACCAGAACCATTTTGAACTTTGAAGAACTTATTATCTGCTGTGACAGTAACATTATCGTGAGTTACCAAACCTCCAGAAATATCAGCACTACTATTAAGATCTAATGCACCAGTTAATTCAGTGCCACCATAAACTCTCAATCCTTCACCAACAGCAAGGTTCTTAGCAATACCTGCACCACCACTGAGACGGAATGCACCATCAGCAGAATAAGATCCAGAAAGAGTTTGTTGGGTATTTCTAGTGATCGTAGTGACGTTAGAAATGCCAACAGTATTATTGATTTGAGTAGCACCACCAATCGTTGTTTCACCTGCAATGATAGTATTACCATTGTCACTATCAACAGTAAACTTATCTACTCCAGAACCATTCTGAACTGCAAACTCTTCGTTAGCAGCGTTGAGGATAAGTGAATCATTAATAGTTGTCTGACCTTGAACAACCAGAGTACCATCAGTTGCAATGTTACCTGTGGAAGAGGCAACAGTCATCTTATCAGTTGTGCCAGATCTAACAGCAAAGTTAGCGTCAACGTCTAAGGTGCCGTTAATCTCAGTATTGTTAGCAACAGTCAGTGTACCACCAAGAGTTGTATTGTTATCTACGTTAAGTGTAGAGTTCAACTCAGTGTGACCATCAGCAGTCAGTGTGCCTTCAATATTAGTATTACCAGTTACGTTATCAACGAAGAACTTATCAGTCGTTCCATTTCTAACCGCAAAGTCTGCGTCAACATCGAGAGTACCGTTGAAGTTTACGTTATCATTAACAGTCAGTGTACCTTCAATAGTTGTATCACCAGTTGCACCAATAACAGTGAACTTCTCACTATCACCAGAGTTCTTTTTACCAACTGAGAATCTCTCTCCTGATCCTGTAGCACCAACGTACAGGGATTTCATAATACCTGCACCACCATGTGCTTTTAAGGTGGAGAAGTTATGAGATGCATAGGAAGGAGATGCCTGATAAGTGTCACCGAAACGACCTCTGTATCTGACTCTCAACCAGTTCAATCTAGATTCAGTCTCTGTCGCACTATCCTTAATCTCAAGAGGACCGTTGACGTGTAACGTACCATCGATCAGAGCAGAACCTGCAATGTATGCACCACCATCAACTCTTAGTGAACCATAGTCATTAGATTGAATCTCCCAAGTACCAGTAGTTCCGTTCTTCGCAGTGGTGATATCGTTTGTGCTTTCGGAGTGAATATTACCTGCGATTGCAACGTTACCGTTTGCATCGATATCATTAGAGAAGGTTGCAATGTTTGTAACACCCAATGTACCTGCAATAGATGTGTTACCAGAAGCAGCAACAACGTTAAACTTGTTAGTGTTAACGTTAAAGTTACCAGTTACATCTAAGATACCTGCAAGAGAACCATTACCAGTTGTAGATTGGAACTCAACTTTAGTAGTTCCAGATCCATTGTTTAATTGTAATGTCTTAGAAGCACCCTGTAAAACTACGTTATCATCAAAACGAGATGTACCATGAATGCGAAGGTTGGTATCAATATCAACTGAACCACCGATATTAACATCATCACCAATACCTGCACCACCTGCAACTACCAGATCACCAGTAGTATTAGAGGTGGAGTTTGTGTTTGTAGTAAGTTTTAAGTTACCACCGATTATACCAGACGCTGTTCCTGTAAATACTTCTGAAGTATTTGTGGCGTCGTGTAAAAACGTAAATCCTCCGACATGTCCTCCAAGGTCTGTGTAAGAATCGTCGTAACCAAAGAATCCAACTCTTGCTTGAGAGTCGTAATATCTGAATTCAACTCCACGATCTTTATTGTCATCACTAGAAGGAGCAGTATCGCCACCAAGAGTGATAATGGGATCATCAACGGTCGTAACCGTGCTATTAACTGTTGTAGTTGTTCCATCTACTTGTAAGTCTCCATGAACACGAACTAATCCAGTGATTGCTCGATCATCACCTGGATCAAGGTGCATGGTAGCATTAGAAGTTGCAATATAATTGTCTTGGAATCTCGCATCTTCAACATGGACTTTACCAGTAGCAGCAGATGCATCGATATCAACAACGTCTTCTGCTGTTAATGTTAGTGTGCTTGTGCCAGAACCTGCGTTTGTAGAAGCAACAGTAAAGTTTCTATTAGTTGCAGTATTCTGAGTTAGTTCAATATTGAGGTTTCCATCCCCAGTCTTATCAATCTGTTGAGCAGTTGCTCCATCAAGAAGAATATCAGGATCAGATATAACGGTACGGACATTGATATCAACTTCGCCAGCTCCGCTGTCCCCCGTATTATTTGCGCCAAACAGTAGGTTACCACTAGTGTCATTAACCTTAACATAATTTAGATAGTTGAATCCTCTGTAACCAGATGTTGCTGTAAGTTCTTGATCGAGTTCAAAAGTTTCTAATGTATTACCATCAGCGAAACCAACTCTATTATTCTGTAATTGATTATTATCTACACCTTGGGCAGAAATTGTAACATGTCCGTTGCTGTCAACGTCAAAGTCTTCTTGTGCAAAGGATGCAAGACCTTTTTGCTCCGTTGCCTCGGCAGCGAGATATCTCCACCCGCCAGAGTCGCCAGAAGCATGAGTAGGAGCACCTTGCCCTGCAGCAATACCAGTGATTGCCTGGTAGACCTTTGAGGCATTTTGAATGATATCATATCTAACGTAAGTAGTACCTGCTGCATAGTTAGCGTACTTACTACCTTCTGTTGCGGTAGCGATAGGTACATTTGTAGCACTTGTTAGACGACCTCTGTCGTCAACTGTAAATTTGACTGCGTTAACTGTCTCTGTACCAAAGGGTTCTGAACTAGAACCAACAGCATTTACGGATGTCAGGGATTCCGTATTATAATTACCTGCTGTTACAGGAGTCGCAATAATATCGATTGTTGGGTTTCCACTAATACCACCACCATTGGTAATAGCAATTCTACCTGCAGTACCTGCAATAGTTCTGGTCTGCATATTACCACCAGAAGTTCTAGAAATTAAACCAGTGGTAGTAAGACCTGCAATAGAAACAAGGTCTAAGTCATATGGTTGAGCAGATGAACCTTCAACGGTTCCGTTTAAATTATAATCTGCAAGAGTTGTTGGGTTTGAAGCATTTGTAATTCTACCTTTTGCGTCTACAGTTACCTTTGTATAAGTTCCTGTAGCAGTATCAGTACCATCATAATGTGGTAATGTAGAGATAAGACTGATAGAAGAAGTTAAGTTGAGGTTTTGTGAACCGTCAAATACACCAGATGCTTGTACGTCACCAGAGAGTTGAATTTGTCTAGTTGAAGCAAGACGTGCAGCAGTAGAAGAGTTACCAATAAGAGTTGCAGTTACCGTACCTGCAGCAAAGTTACCGTCAGCATCTCTTTGTACAAGAGTGTTGGCAGTATTAGACGTTGATTCGACAGGACGTTCATACCGCAAGGTATTCCATGCAGTGACACCATCACCAATCTTAAATCGACCAGTGTCTAGTTCAATGCCAAGTTCACCTTGAGCAAGGGTTGGGTTTGAGTTTGCCCATTCCTGAGCACCCCCTCTTCTTAACTGAATTCTATTTGCCATTTTGTTAGGACAACTCTATACGGTTTATGCTTCCAAGTTATTTATGCTAGTAAAAAGGGGTTCTTTATGAACCCCCTATAATTACTCTTCAGTTTCTTCGTCGGGAGGATGTGACATTGTTTCGGGTTCACCCCCTGCACCGTAGTATTCTAGGGTTTCGATTGCCCCTTGAAGTTTCAGTGCTTGGACTTCATTCTGTTTAATTTTAGCAGAGAGTTCTTGGTTCTCTTTAATGAATCCTGCATATTGTTCTTTGAACTGCTTAAGCATCTCCTCTTGAGACACTTTTTCAACAGGTGCTGATGTGGTCATAATTTAATCAGATTTTTGGACTAACGTTAGTAAAAGTGATTTGATCTCACTCATGTCTGATTTTAACTCAGAAACTTCATTTTGTAAAGTAGCAAAATCCTCTTTTGTTCTTTTGCTTGCTGAATGTGCGAGCATATACTTTTGATAAGTATCTTGATCGGCACAGTTAAAGGATCCCGATTGGGAATCCCTAAACCAATTTTCTTTTCCTTTTACGGGTTGATACATTATACAGCAAGGGCGATTGCTCGCAAGTCTTGAAGGATCGGAGTTAAAGACTGGTTCGGTGATGTGAATACAATCTTGATTTGATATTGATCAAAATTCAAACCAGATACTTCATATTCATAATCTTTGAATATCGTCTTCTCTGTAGTAGGAGGTACATTTGCACCCGCATCAGGGAAGAACTCAAATCCAAATGTTTCGATTGGATCGGTAGAACCAGTTGGACGTACTCTATATAGGACCTTAATGAAAGTGTTTGCAGGACGGTATCCTGTGAACAGAACTTTAATAGCACCAGATGGATTAACAAGATCAGCAGAGCGAGTAATGTACACTGCATCATGTAAATCACCAACACTTAACTTAGCAGTATTAGGATTAGCAGGACTATTAATCCTATTCATAACAGTAGTCATTGACATTCTGTCTGTATCAATTAGAGGTGATACGTTTCCTTTATTACTTGTAAGTGTTAGGTCTAATCTAAAGGACTTAGCACCTGCAAGTTCACTAGATTCATTAATGCTAGAGCAAATTAACTGAGGAGCAGATAATAAATTATCCTCACTTAAGATGATATCGGAGAATACGCCATCGTTAGAGAACGATTCTTGCAATCTAGTGTTACCATCATTAATTGATGTACCACTAATACCATTGATTCTAGCAGTAATACCTGTCTCAGGTAACAACATTCTCTCAATCTGTGGGACCAAGATATCATATTGAACATTTTGAGTTGCAACTGCACCAAAACCGCCAGATCTAATACCAAGTCTACCAATAGAACTGGTAGCGATTTCATAAGTATCAAGGGTTGGATTGAGGATACCATTATGTGTCTTGTTAATTTCAATCAGAGGAATACCATCAAGGTTATAACACTCAACTATAGACTCATCAACGTGAGATACTGCAGTTGTTCCATCAAGTCCTCTTTCACTTAAAGTGATGGTTTGGAAATCACCTGAGATAGCAGTGTAAGAAACAATCTCAGTTCCTGCATCACTAATAATTCTTGCATAACCCTTAACCGTAGCACTGATAGTAGCACCATTAATAATTGTATGGAATGCAGAAGCATCATTAACATTCAGAGATGTATCAGATGCTGAGATAGCAGCAGTTAAGTAAGTTGGGGATACTTCAGATTTGATTCCAGAAATAATAACATTGTTTGCAGAACTATGCATACAGTGATTACTATGTGCAATACGAACCTTTCTCTGAGAAGTGGAATAAGTTGGAGTTGCAGTAGGATATCCATCACTAACTGCTGATGCTTCAATAGCATCTCCAGAATAAGTTACGGATGAAACAGTTGCAGTAACAGAAGATGAACCTCCAGTGATAGTTTCAGCAGGAGATGTTACAAAATCGGTAGAGACGAAACTCAATGTTAATGTGTTTGATCCTGCAGTCCAAGATACAACTTCAGCAGTAGGAGCAGTAGCAGAGTTACCAGTGATTGTTTCACCAACTGTGAAGTCACCAGATGCACCACTCACAACCATTGTTGCAGTGGTCTTAGATGATACAATTCTATTTGAGATTACACCACCAGTATTAGATCCTGCAGCAAATGTTCCAGTAATATCTTTAACCGTTAGGATAACTCCACCAGTAGTTACAGTTCTCTTGGCAATAGTACCTTGAGCAAGAGTAGTCTTCTGATAGATTCTAGCACCAACAGTGTATGGAAGTGTAGTAGAGTTAAGAACAAGATCAATCTCAGGAATAAATGTCTGAACTGGATCTGCTTGTAAGTTCAACTTACCACCATTACCAATATCAAGAGGAGCATTATTTAATGTCACGGTAGACAACCCAGAGGTATCAAACTCTGCTCTATTGACTTTAAACTTCAAGTCTTCATACTGGTCAGCAGTCCATGTAGATGCGTTCTGTGATTTAAACAGCACACCTGCATATGGTTGCTCAGAGATAGTTCTGTCACCAGTAATATCAATCTCACCCATTCTGGAAATCCAGATTTGATATTCATTAGAGTCAGAAAGAAGAACAAAACAATGTTCAATCGACTGTGGAATATAAACGGGTGCTTTGAATGTAAACTTAGTTGCAACAGCAGCAGTTTCAGATAACTGAATCTGAGATGGTTCTAAAGTTACATCAGAGAAAGGTAGGATACTTGTGGTAGGATATCCATTTTCCATGGTTCTAACCTGCATGGATACAGGAATGTTTGTATCTTTCTTGAAGAAGTATACTTCGACAGATGTCAAGAACACACCACCTTCTTCATCAGAAATAAAGGACTGAGCGAGAGGGTCATACCAACCAATCTGTCTGGTTTCAGTTCTGATTGTATTGAAGTTTCTAGTCTGGTTAACAGTGTCACGAACAATTTCAGCATTTCTAACAGCAAGAACGTTCTCACGAACTCTGTTCAATGTACCACTTGCTTCGTATTCTGCTTCAGCAGAAGATGCAACTGCACCTGCAAGACGTGAATCGGTATCGGAAGTAGAAAGTCTGACAGTTCTAGTACCTGTTGCCCAACGGGGGTTAGTATCAACAGAAGCAGGAGGAATAAAGAATGATGCTTGCATCTTACCAAAACGGTCTGAAACAAGACGACGATCTTTAACAACTGCTCTAGCACCAGAATCAGCAACTAACACTTCACCAACTTGAATATTACCATAGAACTGACCAACAGCATTAGATGCTAATGCATCGGTATCAATGTTCAAGTATGCAGTAGTAGAAGCATATGATGTTGCCATCACTGTATCATCATATGGATTGTTTACATATAAATCATCAGGGTTTGCAACTCTCAATACACAACCACTATTCTGTCCTCTTACCGTTTCACCAGGAATGAAAGGTGTGGAGTTTGTACGGGCATCAGTAGAAGGGTTCTTGATAAGTTCAATCAACTTAGGAGTGAAATAATCAGATACTTTCTTACCATCGAAGAAGGAATAGAAACGAGTTCTGGGTTTCAGTCTTTCAACATTAACCTTAACGTTTCTAGATCTAATCCAAGGAATAGCAGTAGAGGAAACAACACTATCACCAAGAGATTGTCTGTCAATTCTAGGAATAACTCTGGAACGAATACCAGATCTAGTTTGTCTAGTGGTAGTAAGTAGAGTTTCTGTTCTATTAACACGACGCATACCACGACCACCCCAAACACCAGGACTAGGAGATCTACCACGGTCCATCTCTAACCAGAAGGAGTTTCTAGTAACTCTAGATCCAATAGTTCTACTTGTAGTCCATTGATCTCTCCATGCGTTCCACTGAATAGGAGCAAAACCATTCTGGTCAACTCTAAGTTCAGAGGATACTGCTTCAAAATCACCTTCAATCTGTGTAACTCTTTGAGGTAATCTTTGAGTTTCCAACCAGTCATCAGATGCAGGAGTTAGATCGATACGTCCAATATATGTGAATACGTTGAATGGGTTGATGTTCTCAACTCTAGAAGCATATGGTTGGTTGATGATAGTCAACTCAGCATATGGAAGAGTGATAATTGGTCCCGTCTTCTGATAATTACTAGATAATGTTGTATTGACTTCTAAAGGAACGTTAGTTGTATAATGAGAGGAATGTAATTCTCCAGATGCAAAGTCTAATGAAGAAGCAAAGTCTTCATGTGAAGTTTCAGACTTACTGTGATCAGAGAAATCATCTACAATGAATCCATTCTTTAATCTATCCTTTCCGTCAGCATCAATAATCTTAGTATTGAATGTGTCAGACTCAAGCATGTTGAGTGAAGTATAGTATTCAACTTGATCTAACCTACGTTCAATACCACCGATGTCACGCATGGTGTAACGTCTGTTATCTGATCTAGTGATGACAATATCAGTCTCAGGGTCAAAACCATATGGTTTATGAGACATGGTTGCTAGAAGCATACCATCTTTAAGATCGTCAGGTTCCTTAGGTAACTCAGAAGATTTACCTTTAATAAGTTGGAATTCACCTGCAGGTGTTAAGAATGCTTTATCAATTCTAGGTAAGAACCAGTCAAAATCACAACGGAAATCACTTTGAATCTTAGGAACATCAAAGATAGTAGCATTTGGTGTACCTGATACATTGAATACTCTTGACTTAAAGTCAAATGTAGAACAGTTAACAAAAGCAGGAGATGCTACTGTACCAGTACCACTATAAAGATTCTTACAACCAGGTCTAAAGTCTAAGAAATCTGCAAGATAGGTTGTTTTAAAGAATGGAATATCGGTATATGCTGTATCAAGATATGATTGACCACCGAAGTAATCACCAGTTGCAGAGTGTGTATAGTAATCAATCACCATCAGAACTTTTCTGATAGGAGTTGCTACACCTTTTTTACGAGTGATCTTAGAGATATCGTAAATGAAACCAGTCTGATTTACTTCTAAGAAATAATTGTCAGTGATAACTTTAGATCCTGCGATAACAGATCCAACACTATCGTTAATGATTGCACTAATAGCAGTTCCATTACTGTCAAAACCATCAATGGTTTCACCTGACTGTAGTGTGCCACTAATATAAACAAGACTTAGTTTCAAAGTACCTGAGCTGAATGCAACAACTTTTGCTCTTGCTTTAGAAGTTCTACCAGTAACGATAGTGCCTGTAGCAAAGAAAGTAGGTTCAACCAGAGTTACAGAAGGAAGAACAGGATCATTGTCATCATTAGACTCATATACAGCGTGTAATCTGTAGCAGTCTACAAGACCAAGAGATAGATCTCTGTCTTGAATTCTTGTTCCGTATAGATTTGAATATGTTAAATTATAATTTTGCTTATCAAGATTTTCTACTGTCTTATTAACTTTAAGAACAAACATCTGTTGACCAGATTTTGTTTTTCTCTGAGTCACGTTCTTCGAGATAGTTGCAGTAACTTTAATCGAAGTAATGTTAGTTAAGTTATCAATCTGAATAGTTGTCCTATCAGAACTGGTGAACGTGGTATAACCAACAGCACCAGAGTTGGTAGTATTGATAGTGATCTGATCACCGACAGGGTGAGTGCTATTTGAACCTGCAAGTACGGTGAAGGTATAGTTTGTATCTGAAATTGCTTGGAACTGTTCATTCTCAGGGAGAGTAATAGAAATAGAGTTAGAAGCAACGGTCTGTGCGTCAAAAGTTCTTCTAACGATCATAGATTCGTCAGAAATACTCTTGATATACTTCTTAGGCATCTCACTTAAGAGATTTGCATTCTCAATGTTATTCAACTTAGAACGCTGTCTAAGCAATGCGGTATAAGTTCCTGCAGAAGGAGCAGCACCACCAGGACCAGGAGTTACATTAACTGTTTGTGCAGCGTAATTAAAGATTGTGGAAACTTGAGAACCAGTTAGTGAAGTTGGATTAACTTTATCTACTTCAACATATTGAGTTCCATTAAAGAAGATTCTATCACCAGGTTTTAAATCTAAAGCAAAGTTTGATTGTGAACCAGTAATCTTTTCAGAACCACCTGATGCATCATAAGTGAATGTACTACCTTGAATAACTTGAATGTCACTTAAGATAATGTCAGAAGTAAATTCTGTAGCATTTGTACTTTCATCTCTAGAAACAATCTGTCTAGTATCAGAGAATGAATAACCATGAACAACTTCGATAGTATCAACATTCAAATTATCAACGGTAACCATTTCACCAACAGTGAAAGAACCTTCAACTTGATAACATTTAATATGATCACTTCCACTAATTGCATCTACAAGATATGCTCTTGCACCAGAAGTTGCACCAACAAGAAGAGAACCCGCTGAAATATTAACAGAGGATGCTAATTCTAAAACAGTAAACATCTGAATGTCAAACAAGTTGACATTGTAAGTATCATCAGCATCTCCAAAGGTTGTATTATCACCATCAGAAGTATGCTCAATCGCAGCAAGTCTTGCAAAACCAATAATGTTACCTGATTGCTGTCCTGGAGTTGCTGTATAAGTATCCCTTAATTCAATAGTTTGATATGCATTGGCAAGAGATGAACCTGTAGCATTAGGGAAACCGTGAATATTATTGACAATAACATTATTACCCATCTCAAATGGAATAATAGTGTTCTGTGCTGAGTTAGTCTCTCTTGGTTTTTCTAAGTCAACGTATGTTGGAGATAGAGTCTTAACTCTGTATCCTCTAACATATGCAGTTCCTGGACCAAACTCAATAGAATATAATCTTTCTGCTGCAACATTACCTTGAGCAGTTGTAGATCCAGATTCATATACACCATTGTTAAAACCATCATCAAGATTTTCTCTAGCAGTAATCTTGAAATCTTTAACAACATAGTCACCAGATTCCTCAAAGGTTCTGGTTGCCATAGATCTTTCTAATTCATCATATGCACTTCTATCAACAAGTTTCTCAACTTTACTATTATTGATTCTTAATAGTTCTAAGAAATCTTTATCAGCGTCATCAGTTAGAAGTTTCTTAACTAATTTTGTGGTGATTCTAAATCTATGAGAACCAGGAGCAGCATAGTTACTTGTTCCAGCAGCGTTATCATTGAGACTAAGGTCATCCTCTGGAGTAATAATGGATTCTTGAATATCAAGTCCGATACGATAGGAGGGGTTGCTTCCATACTGATCTAATAGTAAGTATTGGTATTGTACGTCAACAAAGAATCCTCTGATGAAGTATACACCTTCTTGAATATATGCTACTGAACCTTGTTGTAATGCAGCAGTAGGAAGTAATTGAGCGAAGGGAGAACCAACCTCAATCAAAGTTGTACCGAACGTAATCTCAGTATCAGTGATTAACTGTTCATTATTTGAAAATGTCTGTTGAGTATTTTGTGTTCCACCAGATTCAATATATTTAATGTAGAGTGTAATATAACCTTTCGATGAATCTGCAGAAGAGATACTGAATAATACTTTTGCCTTTACACCAGAAGTAAGACCCTCAATGATCTTTCCATTCAGTTGAGTTCTATACAACTCAACATCAGCACCCAAGAATGATTCTTGTAACTGGATAGCGTCTACGTTTAGATCATAACCGACTTGACCAGGGATAACCATGGATCCATCTTTGAAAAGATGCGAACCTACGTTCTCTACCTGATTCTGCATAATAGACTGCAGAGTCGTTAGTTCTCGTGCTTGGATTGGGAACCCAGGACGAAATAGCACTCGATAAAAGTTTTTCGTTTTATCGAAATCGTCGTAGTATGGGGTGACGTTTAGATTGGTGTTTTGTGCCATTAGAACTCGATTACGATTTTGATGTCTTCTACTTGGTCGTTAGCACGACTAATTGATCTCCTATTATCTATGTACACAACCTGACCAGTGTTTGAAGCAACTTCGGGTTTTGCATAACCGTTGTTGAACTTCATACCCAGATCATATTCTGTGTTGTTGATAGTTCTAGAAGATGAGTTGGGAACAGCAGGGAAGTTGACGTCGGGTTGTCCTGCAGCACCAGAGGTTGCACCACTGATTACGTTAGAACCGTCAAACTCATTCTGTGTACCAGTAACTTCTGGGAAGATACCGTCAACTGCGTTCTGATAATACTTCAGAAGTTTAGTTGTAGCATTCCAAGAAATCACTCTTCCACGAGCAGTAACGTTGGTTCCACCAACAACTCGTGTTTGTGTGATGATCTCATCAGGAACGTAGTTACCTTGGAATGTAGGAGCGAAGATAACTGCTTTAGCAGCAGAAATCGTCAAGTCAGAGATAAGTTCCGATGTACCAAATTTAAGTGGGTTTGTGATAAGACCGATACGACGATAGTCATTATCAACAGGGAAGTCACCCGCACCCTCATCGTATGAGAGTTTAGCGTTAATCATAACCCTAAAGGCACCGATTTCTGTAACAGCATCTGCACCATGCCCACCAGGAGGAGGCAAGATAACGTCAACTTGTCCACCAGTACCAGTACCGATACCAGTGATATTATCAATGGTGATTTTACCGAATGTATATCCAGTACCACCAGATGTCACCGTGGCAGAGATAACTTTACCACCGTCAACAACAATAGAAACACGACCACCAGTTCCGTCACCGTTGATCGCTACGTTATCGTATGTTCCGTTGTTGTAACCAGAACCTGCAGCATTAATAACAACAGTATCGACTTCACCTGCAACTGCGTTGGTTTGGACTGCAGCGTTTGTGAAGACAGGCATGTAGTCGTTAGAGAAGAATTTAAGAACACTAGCAACGGGGATAGTGTACATATACTTCCAACGATAACCATCACCTGTTGTAATGATACTAGTGCTAGTGCCAGTAGGCTCAACTGTACTAGGTTTACCATTTGGATCTGAAGGAGATGTACCATTGTAGATACATTTGTATACTTGATACTGAGAGTTTACAACGTAAAAATCAGAATCATAGAGTTTAGTAGCACCAGATGCAGCAGTCTTTGATGGGGAATAGTCATGACGATACATGTCATAAGTAAAACCCAATCCACCAGTAGTTTGTTCTGGAGAAACCCAGTCAATTCTACGACAAACTTGAACGGTATCTGAAGCGAGGACACGTTTCATCGACACCATGTCGTCATAAGAACCAGAAAACTCTGAGAAAGAGTCCACTGCCTGAGGCGGTGAGTTCTCATTATCCCAAGGTTGCGGTCTTCCAATAAACAAATACAAACGATCTCTCGTTGCACCTGCTACATCGTCACTCTGGGTCGAATCAGGACCTTCGAGTGCCTTGATGAACTTTTTCGCAGAAAATATTCTAAACTGATCAGTAAGTAGGGCTGCCATTTGCTAGGTACTATTGTCCTCCTGTTTATTTATCGTAGTTACGAACGAACAACTGTAGAATACTCAATACCCTTAATTCTATAAGAGGCACCGCCATTTCCAGTAAGGTTCTCGCCACCCAACACTGCTTGTGCTGCAGCGTTTGCACCTGTAGTATCACCACTCGCATTTGTAAATGTTACAGTTGGGTGAAGATTGTAGGTGCCATCTACCGTTTGAGGGATTCCATACCCTCCATTATTAATGGTGATTGATGCAACTTGGTCTCCTGCAGTTGTCATTACAACAGTACCAGTTGCTTGAATATCACCAGTATTCTCGATTGCTATTGTTGGGACTCCAGTATAGTTTGTTCCTGGATTTGCAATAATAAAGTCAATAATAGTGTTCTTAGAAGAAAACTCATATAACAATCCACCGATACCAACGTTAACATTACCTGTATTATAAGGTATGATGTCCTTAACAACTAAGAGACCAGTTGCAGGTGTCCAAGATACAACCGTACCTCTGACTCCAGATATTGATCCAGTCACAACCTCATTAACACTAAAGTTTTGACTGTTACCTGATGGAACATCTAATGTGATATTTAGGATAGCAGGATGTGATACACCATCAGAGAGTCCACCTGCCTCAATAACAGTTGCATACTTGAATGGAATATCAGCGTCTTTAATGCTGTCACCAACTTGGAATAGAGTTGTGTTAGTACCACCTTGTGTCTCTTCAATACCATAAAGTGAACTAAAGATTCCACCATCAAGACTAATTTGATTTTCAAAATCAGTAGAAGTGTTCACCAGATCAGGAATACCATCTCCTGCACCTGCATTTTCAGCAATATCTTGGAAATCTTTATCTTGTATTGATCCAATAGGAATTGTAAATGTTGTGATGGTAGATCCTGTAGCATCAATAACAACGTGTGGCAATACACCAGAACCAGAAGATGCTGCAACACCTGCATCAAATTGAACAATAGCATCTTCTGTAGATGGTCTACCACCATCAATAAATGCTAGTTCATCAACTTCAAACGTTACAAGTAATTCTCTTGTGGAAGGATCATAATCATATACTTTTGCAACTTTATTACTTGCATTTTCAACACGACGTATAACTCTGTCACCAACGTTAAATTTATAATTTGATAATCCTGTAGCAGTATTGTTCTGTGCTGTATCTAGTACAACTCTCTGATCATAATTAAAGTTTACACCACGAGTTAGACCAGTAAATCTTCCTGCACTCTTACTAGTATATGCAATGGTTTCTTTGTTGACAATGATTTGACCAGATCCAGGATATGCATCTGTAGAGTCAACATAGATATTTGCATCATTTGCACCAACATCTTTTACAAGACCAGTTAAGTAGATTGCACTAGAGTTAAATGCCTGTCTTGCTCTAGTCTTACGCTTAAGATTTACAAGTTTGGTGAAGATAATGTTTGGTACAGAAGTATATCCTTCACCTGGATCTGTAATTGTAATACCTGTAACAGCACCTTGAGAAATTTGTGCTGTTGCTTTAGCACCAATACCTCCACCACCAGTGATAAGAACAAATGGTTCTTCTTGATAGAACTCACCTGGGTCTACAATATTGACAGATGTAACCTTACCAAGAGTGTCAATCTCAGCAGCACCTTGTGCACCTTGTCCACCACCACCTTCAAAGATGAGTGTTGGAGGAGATGCATAACTTCTACCTTGATTAAGTAGAGATAGACCAGTAACTGTTTGAACAACAGGACTACCTACTGCACCAGTTCCTTGTCCTCCTAAAATTTTTGCTTTTGCAGGTCCAAAATAATTATCACCCTTTCTAGTCATCTTGATATAAGAGACTGATCCGTTATCTGCTAGTACAACATCTCCAGTTGCTAACGTTGGGAAAGTATTAGGTTGTGGAGGAACGGGATCGCCTTCAAACAGTGGTGCACCATAATACCTTGGACCGATGATGTATGGGAATACAGGATTCCCACTACCATCTTCAGACATAAAGTAAGCGTAAGTTCCATTGGGATACTCTGGAGTTACGCCAAACTTTCCATTATATTCATCTAAAGTTCCGACAGATGCATCGTAAATGTAATCTGATGTAAGATCACCCAAGATGTAACCGTCATTAACTAATCTGAGTCCATACCCAGAGTTGATATAAGAAAAGAGATACAATACTCCAGGTGAATCAACTGGGACTGTAAATCTTACTTCACGAGTTGTTGCTAATTCAAACCCAGAAAGATATTGCTGATAAGTAACACTCGATCCATCAATCCAGTACGAGATACCATTTCCAGAGTAAAGAACTGAAGCGTCACCAGTAATAACAGGATTATTAGAGTGCCAACCGTCCGTCTGCGTAGAAATGAGTATATGGTTTGAACCGTCATTGGTTGAGTCATTTTGATTAAAAATGTAAGTTTTTCCTCTATACAGATTCAGAAACTCAGGTGATGAACCATTGAATGCAAACTTACCATTAGCAACAGTAACATTATAAGTTACCGTGCTTGCGGTGTTCACGATGGGTCTTGCACCTTGAAGTTCTGCAGTATTCCTTAAACGGTAACTAGAGGTTTCCCTAGCAACAGCACCCGAACTGTTGTAACCATATGGTCCGTAGATCGGGTATCCGTCAAAGGACATACCAACAATTTTACTGTGACCATCTACATGTCTTGAATAATCAATATTTCCACCTGCCTCTGTGCCGAAGTGATCTTCGACATAGTAGGTATTCATGTTTTCTTCTTCCTCTTCCTCCTCAGCAGTGGTATCGAGGATCATATAACCTTCGTCACCTGCATAACCAGACATGTATTGATGATAAGGACAATGATAATAAATCCTTTGTGTCTCATCACCATTCATGATGAAGATTGGTTGGAAATTCTGTTCGTAATCTGCAGCATACGCCCCAGATGCACCTGTACTATTGTAATATAACGTTCCATTAGGATCTCTGAGATTACCATCAGGAGTGGTGCTGAATCTCATTGGGTGTCCTTGTGTATGGACACTTGTTGGTTGGTTAGTTGCCCAATAAGGATTGATTAATACATTTGCAGGGTTTCTAAATTCACTTTGAACCCAAATGATTAGATAATTCTTTTGTACTTTGATACCCTCTGGAGCAAAGTAGAAAACACCTGGGGTAAAGTTACCAAACTCGTGTGCATCAGGACCAAATTCAATATAGAAAATACCACCAGGGAATTTAATAGGATCAGCAGATACTCTAAATTTGAATCCATTAGAACCCAAACAAAGATCACCATTTGAAAAATCATCACCAGTAACTTGTCTGAGGTAAATTCTTGTAATTATTCCTGCATTATTTCTTACAATTTTTGCAATCTCACCACGTCCAGTTCCAGATATTTCATCTACAATTCTTCCAACTTCTATAGTTCCCAAAGTTTCATCAACATTATCAACAGTGAGCATGATATTGTCAAACTCGGATTTAATACTCCAGTAGAATACTTCCTGCAATCCAAACTGGAATACACCATTTGTTAATGCAAACTCATCAATCGTTTTACTAGTGTGATAGTAGTAAATTTGATTATCAATAAACGCATCATATGCATTATTACCCTTAACATAATCATACTTGACCACATCAATAGGGAAGTTTACTGGAGCATTACCAGTAAGACCCCAATCAGGAGTGTGTATGAGACCACCATTTGCTAATATACCAAGTGTCCTATTAGATGATAATCCTCTAGTTCCTGGATTTGGAACATCTTTACCACCTCTATAAACAAATGTTTGATCAAAATTTCTATCGATAATAACATCCGACCCACCAGGTTTTCTCTCATCCAAATAAAGTTGAGATGGTTTTGGTGTATTATCAGATACTACTCTAAGTCTGTCAGTTTTTGTAGTTCCATTTAATACAAATGATCCTTTAGTTACAGCATTTTGTATTACATCTAATTGACTTGGATATGATTGCCAAATTCTATTGATATCAAATGAATCTACTACGTTTGGTGTTTCTTGCTCAGGAATGATCTGCAAACGTAACGGATCGTATCCTCTTCCTCTGTTTAAAACTCTGACGTGTGTGATTCTACCAGAATCAGTATCAATAATTGGATATAATAATGCTGCCACATCTGGTGTGCCACAACCAGTGATTGTTAAACGTGGAGGATCTGCAGGATCATACCCTGATCCTCCGTTTAAAACTTTTACTGCACGAACACCGAATACCTCATCAAAGATGGGTTCGATACTTGCACCTGTTCCTGGGACAGTCCTTGCCATTTATTATGATACGACGTTGATAGTTCCTTGCATTGCTGCATGGAGTGTACACTGATAATAAAGAGTTGATGGAGCATCAAATGGAACTGTCCAGTAAAGAACAGTAGTTCCACTACCACTTTGACCAGTAGTATAAGGTGTTCCAGATAAACCTTGAGTGGATTGAATTCTAAATGGGTGTCCACCACCTTCAACAGTATTGTCAAAGGCATAGGTGAAACCTCTATGCACATAAAGCGTAGGGTCACGGTTCTCACCTGCAGGAAGTCCTGGACCGTTGATGAGATAGTCACTACTTGAGTTTTCTACGGGTGCACCTAACTCATACCAAAGGATAGGACCAGTAGTAGGAGTAGGAACCCAGTCAGTTCCGTTATAGAACAGACCATCACCCTGAGTCAATCCTGACATGTTAGTGTCAGTCAAAGCACTCAACGTAGTAGTCAAAGTTCCAGAGAAGTTCACCGTTACAGTGTCTCCAGAAACTGCAGTAGTAATGTTAGTACCACCTGCAATAGTTAGCGTATCTGTTTGACTATTAGCAGTTGTAGATCCTGTGTCACCTGCAACAGAAGCAAACGTGTTAATACTACCAATACCTGCAGAGTCATTAGCAGGTAACCATTTGCTGCTAGAAGCATTCCACTTTAAAACTTGATCATTACTAGGAGGAGTTGTACTTGTATCAACGTCTGCAAGTAAATTAATACTTGAATACTCTGTTACTAATTTTGCTCTTGTATCTCCAACACCACCTGCGGTGATATTAATGTTTACATATGGATTATCGTCACCATTAACCGTAAAGTAATAACCAGTATACCCTGCAGCAGCAGGAGCAACACCTAATGAATTATATTCGTTCTTATAAGAAAGAGTAGTTGGAATATCTACACCACCAGTCGCACCATCGAAAGTTGAAGTAACACCACCTGCAGCAAGAGTAATATCTCCAGTTCCGTTCGTAGCGAGTGGAATATTACCATTTGATGAAGAAATAATGCTATTTCCATTTACATCTAACGCTGCAGTGAGGTTAGTGTAATCTGATGGTAGAAATGTACTACCGTTGTATCTTAAAACTTGTCCTACAGCAGGGTTAGTGGTACTGACAGTGAGTGTCGTACCATTACCTAGTGCAGTATATAGTTCATTGAAGTTATCATTGACCTTATCGCCTCCGACTCTCAGGGTATCCCCTGTGTTGTCATTTGCCGATGTGCCAAGACCGATGGTTTGCTTAGCCATTACTCGCTACGATTTTTAGTTATTTATGGGGTTTCTGGGTCTACCAACTCTTCACCGTATTGTGAAAGGTCGGGAGCAACATAATCATCAGGAACAACAGTGTCAATACTGATTCCTGGATTTTGATATCCAGTACCAGTTGCACTAAGTTCAACACCTGCAACACCAACCAAGGCACGGATGTTACCATCGAAACCAGAGATGGAGTCGATTCTCACGGTAGGTCTAGAAGTGTATCCAGAACCTCCACCAGTGACTTGAACTTTGTCAATGAATCCAGATGTCAAGAGCGCAGTTGCAGATGCGTTCTGACCGAAGACAGATCCAAGATAATCAAAAGTGATCAGAGAGTTAGAAGATTCAATAACAGCAACTTCTCTGTCTGCAGTCTCACCCTGAATGTCAATGAAGTCACCAGGTTCGATAGGTGGCACAACTTCAGCAGCATCAACGTCTGCCTCAGAACCAACATAAGAG